ATGATTGGCGGATTGAGTCGTACGGCAACGGCGGCTCTCCGTCAATTATTAGACGCAGGAACATTATCTAATTTACCCGCAGGATTTAAACAAAGAGGAGTAAGGGTTAGAGATGAAGCATCCCCAATACAACCAGGTGAGTTTAAGGATGTCGACGCACCAGGTGGAAGTCTAAGAGATGCTTTCTTTCCATTACCATACAAAGAGCCATCACAAACATTATTAAATTTATTAGGAATAGTTGTGCAAGCAGGACAAAGATTTGCGGCAATAGCTGACATGCAGGTTGGAGATGCAAATCAAGCGGCAGCTGTTGGTACAACGATAGCTCTTCTTGAAAGAGGATCACGTGTAATGTCTGCTATACACAAAAGATGTTATGCCGCGATGAAAGAAGAATTTAAATTACTTTCAAAAGTGGTGTCACAATATCTACCACCAGAATATCCATATGATGTTGTTGGTGGACAGAGAAATATAAAACAAGCAGACTTTGATGACAGAATAGATGTCGTGCCAGTTGCTGATCCAAATATTTTTTCAATGTCACAAAGAATAACACTTGCACAGACACAATTACAAATAGCAACATCTAATCCACAACTACATAATATGTATCAAATATACAGAAACATGTACGAAGCTATTGGTGTAAAAAATGTTGATGCAGTTTTGCCACCTCCTGCGCCGACAGCTCCAATGGATCCAAGCATGGAACACATAAGTGCCTTGACGGGTAAACCTTTTCAAGCTTTTCCTGGTCAAGATCACAGAGCACATATCACAGCTCACTTAAATTTTATGTCGACAAACATTGTTAGAAATAATCCTGCTGTTATGGCCTCTGTACAAAAAAATATTTTAGAACATATTAGTTTGATGGCACAAGAACAGGTAGAATTAGAGTTTAGAGAACAAATATTACAGATGCAACAGTTACAACAACAAGCTGCAATTGATCCAATGGTGCAACAAAGACTACAATCAATGGCAAATCAGATAGAATCAAGAAAATCTGTGTTAGTTGCAGAAATGACATCAGATTTTATGGAAGAAGAGAAGAAAATTACGTCACAATTTGACTCTGACCCTCTTTTAAAACTAAAATCTAGAGAAGTTGACCTTCGTGCAATGGAAAATGAGCGTAAAAAAGAATATGATAAGGCACAAATAGACATTGCTAAGTCAAGATTAATGCAACAAGGTGATATTGCAGAAGATAAACTTGAACAAAACGAAGATTTAGCTAAATTACGTGCGGGAGTTAGCCTTGCAAAGCAAGGTGTACAACAAGCGCAAGTTATGATAGACGATAATTAATAAAAAGGAGCAAAAAAGCTATGATGAACTATAAAAAACAAAAAATGGTTAGCGTTCCCGAGCCGAAACTAGCAAAAGATCCTAGATCTGCTACAGTTTCTAACGGTGCTGTCAATTATATTGTTCAACCTGAGCAGGTTGCAGTAAGAGGCACAAAAAGAATGCTATCTGACAAGAAAAAAACAGCTAACGTAATATAATTATGTGGTTCAGTGCACTTAAACTTGGCTTAAATGCTGCAACGCACATCTATAAGAAAAAACAAGAAACGAAGATGGCGATGGCGGACGCTCAACACATGCATGCCTCTAAAATGGCTAAAGGTGAAAGCGAATACCAAGGCAAATTATTAGAAGCTAGACAATCGGACTGGAAAGACGAGTTCGTTTTGCTCGTTCTCACGGCGCCAATATTGGTGATCGCTTGGGGGGTCTTCTCGGACGATCCGGGTGCAGCAGAAAAGATAAAAATGTTCTTTGAGCAATTCCAGCAGCTCCCGTCATGGTTCACAAATTTGTGGATCCTTGTGGTTGCGAGCATATATGGTATAAAGGGTACACAGATTTTTAAAAACGGAGGAAAAAAATAATGTCAGCTAGAGGATTTAGTTTTGTAAAACCAAAAATTAAAGTTGGTAGTTTAACAGAGAGAAGAAAAGATTTTGAAAAACTTGTAAAAGGTGCTGATTCATCTATAGCAACAAACACTGAAGGTGTTGTTCTTTCCCCTGAAGCAAAAGCAGAAATTAAAAAAGGTATATCTACAACTCTAAAAAAAACATCTAAACTTAGAGATGATATAGATAAAATTAAAGGCACTGAAAAAGAATACAAAGCTAAAGGTGGTAGAGTTGGTTTAAAAAGAGGAACTGGTTTAATACCTACAAGAAAATCAAACATTGAAAAAATAAAAGAAACTTTTGGAGTAAAGAAAAAAGAAAAACCAAAAGAAAGAATGATGGCTAAAAAAGGATCTAAGCCAAAGAAAAAAAAGTTTCCTGATTTAACAGGTGATGGTAAAGTTACATTTGCTGATGTCTTAAAAGGTAGAGGTGTAATTAATGGTAAGAAAAAAACAAAGAAAAAGGTTATATAATGGCTAAACTATGTCCAAGAGGTAAAGCAGCAGCGAAGCGAAAATTCAAAGTGTATCCGTCTGCATACGCGAACATGTACGCATCAGCAGTATGTTCAGGTAAAGTAACACCAGGTGGCAAGAAGAATAGAAAAAAAGCTATGGGTGGTGGAATGATGGATAGAGGTATGTACAGCAAAGGTGGTGCTGTAGCTAAAGGATGTGGTGCTATCATGTCTAATAGGAAGAAAAAAACTAGGATGGTCTAGTGAGAACTTACTACTCAAAAGGCGGAGGACTAAGAGAATGGGTCAAACAGAATTGGGTCGATATTGCAAACAAGCGGCCAGATGGTTCTTACCCGAAGTGTGGAAGAAGTGGTGGAGAAAAAAGAAA